AAGAATTAAAAAAAGATATTTATAATAATTTGAATAATTATAAATATAATGAATATATTGAAAATAATGAATATAATGAAAAAATAGATAAAATTATAAGAAAAAACTTAGAAGAAGAAAAAAAAAATCTTAAATTAATAAATAGTGATAATTTTAATATAGTTGAAATAACAAATGATGAAATAATAATTAGTAATAAAAAATTTGAATTTGGAAAAATAAAAATTATAAAAGATTATTCTCAAACCAATAGATATTTTTTTGCATTTGAATTTTCTTCAGATAAATATAATTTTATTACAGGAATAATAATTTATTTTAATTCTAATGGAACAGTATCTCATGAAGATACAAAAATTTTTTATGATACAATATGTTCATATCATGGTTTAAGCATTATAATTAAATATAATACATCATTATTTTATAAAAAAGTAATAATTTTAGGTTTAATGCATAAAACAGAATTTGTAAGTTTTGAAATTAGTTTATTAGATATTAATGATAATTTAATCTTAAAAACAAATAAATCAGATAATTTACAAATTGTATTTAATAAAAATGAAGATCTTTATAAAAATGATATTAATTTTAAAAAAACATATCCTCATTTATTGCATATACATGGAAGAATAATTGATAAACCATATTATGAAAATATAGATTATTATATAAATAATAACAAATCAATTATAATTGATTTAGAATCATTAAAATCATTAACTTTAAATAATAAAAATAATATTAATCTTGATTATTATGTAAATGAAGAAATATTAGATGAAATAAAATTCAGTGAAAAAATGAAAGAATTAAATATTAATCTAAAATATAAAATTGATGATTGTTTTGAAGGATATCCAATTCTATGTATTAAATGTAAAAAATTAACTTCTAAAGCAACAATAAATTTTAATATATGTAATGAAAAATGTTACCATTATTCAAATAGTAGTTTTGGAAGTTCATATTGTTTTAATTGTAATATTAGATTTTCTCAAACTCAAAAAAATTGGATTTGTTGTAATTTAATTAATTATACAGAAAATAGAATAAGAATATGTGAAAAAATAGTAAATATAGAAAATAATTATAAATGTAATTGTGAAAAAAAATTAGATACTAAAATTATTTCTGAAGTAAATTCAGAAAAATATCCTTACAAAAAAACAATGAATTTATTAGAATTAAAAAAGAATTAAATAGCTTTAACACCACTAGTTGTTTTAACTAATTGATTAATAGTAAATTCTTTATTATGTAATCCATCATGACATTTAGAACATAAAACAATTAAATTGGCTATAGAATCTTTAACAATATGTTTTTTTTTATTATTAATATGACCATTAATATTTAAAATAAAATCTTTTTGCCAATTAATATGATGAGATTCTAAATTATTATTATTACCACAAATTACACACTTATCCATATAAATTTCTTTATTATAATTTGATTTTTTAACAGATAATAATTTTGTATTTTTTCCAGCTTTTTCCAATAAATTATTTTTAATATTAATAACAGTATTAATAAAAGCAGGATCATTTAAAATATATTGTGCAACAGTAATTCCATAAATTTGTTCTCCTGTACCTTCAAGTAATTTTCTACTGAAAATAAGTTCATCAGCATGTTTTTCAACAGAAAGATAAAAAAATTTAATAACCCCTAATGAATTAATTTCATCAATATCTTTTAATTCATGTAAATGTGTTGCAAATAAAAAATTTGCTCCCATTTCAACTAATTTAATAATAGTTGCAGAAACTATAGAATTTGCAGAAAGATATTCAGTTCCACGACATATTTCATCACCAATAATTAAAGATTTTGAAGTTGCTTTTTTTAAAATTGTTCTTAATTCATTCATTTCAATAATAAAAGAACTTTGTCCCTTAAATAAATTATCATTTCCAGAAATTCTAGTATATATAGAATCATAAATACTATATTCAAAAGAATCTGCAGCAACATATAAACCACATTGTGCCATAATTAAATTTAATCCAACAGATTTCATATATGATGATTTTCCACAAGAATTAAAGCCATATATTAAATTGCCTTTAATTTCATTATCTAATTTAACATCATGTGGAACATATTCAAAATCAATTAATCTTTCAATTATAGGATGTCTTAAATTCTGAGAGTGAATATATGAATCAATAGAAGAATTTATAGTAGGTTTTACATAATGATATTTTACACTTGTAAAAGCATTATTTGTAATAAAATCTAATTGTACAATCATATTAATAAGATCTTTAAAAATAGATTTATTTTTATCATACCAATTCATTGTATCTTGATAAAAATATTCTTTAATTTTTGTGTCTAAATTAGAATATAAAACATCAATTTCATCAGAATGATCTGACAAACCAGGATAAGATATTTTACAAGAAGAAGATTGATATTTAAAAATTAATTCATTATAATTAACATTTTTATTTCCTAATTTAAAATTTTTTTTAAGTTTTTTTAATTCAGATTCTAATTTTTCACCACGAATTTTTGTTGTATTAATATAATAACCATCTCTATCATTACGTTTAACAGATAATGATACATCATTACATGTTTCTTCAAGTACTTTAGATAATTTATCAACTAATCCAATACTATTTTCAATTTGATCTAAAATATTATCTATATCAGGATAAATTCCTTTTAAATAAAAAGAATTTTTTATATCAATTAAATTGGTTTGTTTTAATAATTCAATATTAAATTTATTTTCAATTTGATTAATTGAATCAACAAATTGTTTTATTTGATTTTTTGTAAAAATTTTATATAATTCAATTTTAAATTCAGATTCTGACAATAATTTAATTATTTTTATAATATTTTCCATAGATTTATAAATTAAATATAATTCATATGGTTGAATATATTTTATAGAAAGTTTTCTAAATAATTTATCAAAATCGCATATTTCTTTTAAATATAATCTTACATTTTCCCATAATTGTAATTTCAATATTAATTCAGTTAAATTATAATATGATTCTATAGTCTTAATATCAGTAAATGGAGCACATAATCTTTGTTTAAGCATTCTTTTACCCATTGGTGTTAAACAATTATTAACAACTGCATTTAATGAATAAAATTTGGATTCAATCTTATCCCAATTATAATAATCAACAATATTTAATTGATATTGAGCATTATTACCTAAAATCATATATTTATATTCATTAAAATATTGTGGTATTTTTAATTCTTTTATAAAATTTTCATTATGTTGAAATATATAATCAAATGAATTAATTAATGCAATTCTTGCATAAATATATTTATCTAAATTAAAATATTCTATTGGAGATTCAATTGTATATTGTTGATATACTTTTTTAAGTAATTTTGTTTGATATGATAATTTAATATATTCAGGATTAATTTTATTATAAATTAACATAATTTGATTTGGTAAAATATCAATTTTTTCATTTATATTTATTTTTTCTTGATTTGTTGTATTATTAATTTGATATATTATTAATTCAATTGGTCTAAAAAAATGATAAAATCTTTGTGCTTCTTCCCATGATTCATTTTCATTAATTATTCCAGATCCATGAGATTCATACCAAAATACATTTCCTGTAGAAATATCAATTGCACTCATACCAATTGATATATTTGGTTTTGAAGAATTTAATGCAAAATTAATTTCAATGTATAAAATCATTAAATATTTATTTTCAATAGTAATATTATCAATAAATGTGCTAGGTGAATATATACCTTCTAATGATCTATAAATACCATCAATTGTTTTATGTTGTTTAAATATTACAACAATAAAATTATTATCTATTAATAATTTTAAAAATTTAGATATTGCATGATTTGGCATACCAGACATTAATACATTACTATCTGATAATGGTAATGTTTTATCTTTTCTTGTTACTATAATATTTAAAATTTCACTAATTTTATATAAATCAGGACCTTTATTATTTAATGGATTTGAATACATTTCATAAAAACTGCCAACTTCTAATAAAATTATTGTATTTAAACCATATTTTGATGTATATTTTTCATGATAACTAAAATACTCTTCAGTTATACTTATTTTTTTTTGTTTATTATTATTTTTCATTTACCTATTTAATATATAATATTTAAATTTTAAATTATTTTTTAAAAAAGTATTATTGATTAATAATTTAATTATTAAATTTACATAAGGAGATTATTTTATAATCTGAAATTTTTATTAAACTAAAAACTGAAACATATAAGACATGTTTATTTTTATTAAAATAAAATATTATTATTTAATATAATCATTTAAATTTATAAAAAGAAAATGTAAATTATTTTATTAAAAATTTGAATATATAATAGTAAAAAAAACAAAAAAACTCATAAAATATTTTATTAGTAATAATCTTTATTTATAAATAACTACTTATAAATTTTTAAAATAACTTAATTAAAATATATATATTTAAAAAAAAAATATATATATATATTAATTATTATTATCATTATTATTATTATTACTATATTTACTAATTGCTTCTGTTAATTTATTAAGCAAATAATTATAAAATATTTTTTTAATTTTTTTTTCATGTTTATTCAAATCATACCAATTAATATGATTTTCTAAACATATTTTTTTTAGTACATGTCTAACCATGTCTTTAGTTATAATATTATTTTCCATATAATTAATTTTTTTTTGTATATCTTCTTCTGAATTTTTTGCTAATTTTGGAATATCAAAATCTGCCAAAGATTTAATTAATTGTGGTTTACCTGAAGTCAAATCAACAAATGCCAATAAAGGTAATAATTCTTTATAAATCCATTTTTCAAGAATTTTATAAAAATAATATTTAGAAAAAGTTTTTTGAACATTTTTATCTTTATTTAAATCTTTATAAAATCCAGAAGTAATTAATCTTGAATTATTATTTAAAGATATAAATGGTGTAGTTTTATAAGAATTTAAATAAGGATTTAAATAAGCGGGTTGAGTAATGATAACTGGTATATTTTGTTGATCAACATCAGGATTAATAATATCAGTATAAGCTTTATTCCATTGTCTAATAGATTCAACAGTAAAATTGGCTAAAGTAGACATATTTTATTTATATATAATATATAAATAAAATTATTTATATAAAAATTAATATCAAGAATATTTTTCTAAAAAAAATTTATAAATATCAATAGATTTAGAACTAATTATATTTAAATCAGATATCATTTCATCATCATTAAAATTATTTTTTATTTTGTAAATTTTTTTTAAAATTGTAGATATTTTTTTTGAAAAAAATATTTTTGGAAATTCTATATATTTATAATAAACTTCAAAAATTGCTTTTAATATTCTTCTTTGTGAATATAATGGTAAAATATCAATTGAATTATTTAAAAAGAAAATTACATCAGAAATATTATTAATATTATAAATTTGCACTAAAAATAAATTTGCAGAATTAGCAATTTTAACTGAATCATCAAAAATATCAAAATAAATATATCCCTTATTTATATCTACTGTATAACATTTATCTGCATATATTGTTGTTTTATTACCATTATCTAATAATATTTCTTTTTTTTTAATTGGACATGATGGAAAATCAGATTTAATAAAAGTTAGTGTCATAGGATTATAATAAATAGTATTTGGGGGATAACAAGGACCAATACAATTATAACCACTAATTGATTTAATCTGTGTATTATTATTTGTTTCTGTATCAATATCAATATTTTTATTTAATATAGATTTTTTTTTATTCATAATAATTATAATATTATAATAAAATTAGACAAAATTTTTATATGAAAAAAATAAAAAAAATGTAATAAAAATAAATTACAGTATTTTTTTATGTGATAAATATATAAAATGAATTTTAATAAATTACTTTTAGATAAAATAGATAATTTAGTAATATTAAGTAAAGAATTTGATGAAAATTATAAAAAAATAATTGAAACAATAGATAATAATTTAGATGAAAAAATTATAAATTGTATATATACATTAACAAAAAATTATATTTCATTAAGAACAATACATGGTGAAATTATATTATTAATGAATAAATATGAAAATTACACAGGTGAAAATATAAAAAAAGATGATAAAGATTTAAATGAAAATTCAGATAATAAAATAAATAAATTATATGATTTATCAACATTTTATTCAATAATAACAAATATAAATGAACTTATTAATAATATAGATTTTCAATACAAAAAAATAGCAACAAAATATCCAAAATATATTGGTAATAAATCATTAACAGTTATGTTATTAATTGATGAAAATGAAGATGAAAATAAAAATGTATATACACAATTAATTAATAAAGTTAAAGTTAAATATCCAGAAAATATTTATAAAATTATAAAAGTTAATAAAAAAGAAAAAAAAGAAAAAAAGAAAAATTTAGATAAGATATTAGGTATAAATTTAACTTTAAAAATAACAATATTACCAACAATATATGTTATAAATGGAACAAATATTGTAGAACTACCATTAGATAAAATTAATAATATTGAAGAAGTATTAGAAAATATTTTTAAATAAAAAGACAATCCAATAACAAATAATTATATTTTAAGTAATAATAATATAAAAAATATAATTATAATTATAATATTATAATTATATAATAAAGAAAATGGAAAATAATAAAATAATACCAAAAAATAAATTAAAGATAATATATGAAAAAATAAAGGAATTAATAAATGAAAATTTCAAAAAATTAATTACAATACATAAAAATATATTAGTAAAATATTTATATAAATTAATTGTATTATTTGGAATATATTTTTATTCAGATAATTTTATGGAACAATTATATTTGAACAAATATCAGGATATATTTAGTTTATTAGTATTAATGATGCCTTATTATGATTTAAATAAATCAAAAAGTATAATAACACTAGATGAATTATTTTTAAATAAAAATAATAATTCAAAAAATTTAGAATCAAGTTATTATATTGATCATTTAGAATTAAATTCTGATAATAATTCAAAAATAAATGATGATTATTTAAATAAATATTTTAATTCTGTAATAACTTGTATAAATAATACATTATCACAAATACACTGTTTAATTTTACCAAATTGGTGTAATATATTTCCATATACAATGGAAACATATAAATATTCAAATATATACATAAATTTTAAATATATGTATACAAATAGAAAATTTATGTTAACAGATTTTATTTCTATATTAATAAAAACAGATAAACAAACAGATTATGATTTTAAAAATGATACAGAATTTATATTAGGATATCCAATACTATATGGAACAATATATAATTTTTTATATACAGACATAAAAAACATTAAATGGTTAATATATGATTTAAATATATCAAATATTGAGATAATACCAAATATTATTTATATTGGAAATAAATTAGAGATTAATTCAATAATAAATAAACCATGGAATAAATTATCAGAAATAGAAAAAGAAAAATTTAATAATTTATGGAAACAATTTTATTTATCAGAAAATACAAATTTTATTAGTTTAAGATCACTAGTATTATTTTATTTGAGATGGGAAAAAGATAATAATAAATTAAATGATTTAAAATTTGATAATAGATGTTTAAAATTAATTAATATAAATTTACAAAATTTATATGAAGAAAATGAAGAGAATGGTATTGATATAGATGATTTAGATGATATAGATAATATAGAATTTGAATCAAATCAAAATAATATTTTAAATGAATGTTTAAATAAAATATATCCAAAAATTAATTATGAAAGTATATATAATTATATTTATGAATGTATGCATAAATTTAGATATACATGGTATGGATATTGTTGTTTGGATGAAAATAAAAATATTTTAACTAAAAAAAATTATTTTGAAAAATATTTTTTAAATAGTGATGTTTATTTAAATTTAACACTAACAGATAATAAAGAATATTTTTATATAACTCCAAAAAATATTTATAATTTTTTTAAAGCATTAATTCATTATAAAACACCAGACAATAAATATATTCCTTTAAGTTTAGAACCAAGATGGAATAATATAAATTTTTTTAACAAAGTTATTTTTATTAAAAAAATTAATAATATTGAAATTGAAAAATGGTTCAATATTAATAAGAATATTAAAAGAACATATCCAGAAATATTAAACCCTCAAATAATAATGAATAAATATATAAAAATATTTACAAATAGTTCATTAATAGTAGATATTATTTTACAAACACTTGTATATAATGGAATGTTAACATATTTTAAATATAATCCTACAATGACAGATAATAATATAATTCCAAATAAAAACAGTGAATATAAAAAATGGGAATCATATATATTATCAAATATTAATATTAATTCATATTCTAATTCATATCATGCATTTTCTAATACAATGTTAAAAATACATGGAGAAAATACTATTAAAACAATATGTGATTCAAAATGGTATACAAATTTTGGTGCTAATTGGATTGCACAAATTCAATTATTTCATCATTATTTACATAATCGTGTTATATTTATAACAGGTGCAACAGGTGCAGGAAAATCAACACTTTCACCATTTTTATTAGTATATGCAGTTAAAATATTAAATTTTAATAATAATGCAAAAGTAGTATGTACACAATCAAGAACACAACCTGTAAAAGATAATTCAGAACAAATATCTAAAAATATAGGAATACCAATAACAATTAAAAAAAATAAAGATTTAGATGAAATAAATGAATTATATAAAAATGTAATAATTGGAGAAGCAATTACAGAAGATATAAATTATATTCAATATAAACATAAAAATGGAAGTTTAATTGATGATTTATATCATCCATATTTAAGATTATATACAGATGGTTCTCTTTATAATATTATAAGACAAAATTATTTTTTTAAAAAATCAGTTAATATAAATAATAAGCAAAAATATTTGTCAACAAACATTTTTGATATAATACTAGTAGATGAAGCTCATGAACATAATGTTTATATGGATATGATTTTAACATTATCAAAATTTGGAACATATATAAATAATCAAGTAACATTAGGTATAATAAGTGCAACAATGGATAATGATGAAATTATATATAGAAAATTTTTTGAACCAATAGATGATAATTGGAAAGCTCCATTAAATGTATTATATCATGATTTTTATAAAATTAAAAAAATAGAAGAAAATTTTGATACAAATTTAATTGATCGTCGTATACATTTATCTATTCCTTTTGGTGGAATGAATTTTGAAGTAAAAGAATATCCAAATAAAGAAAATAATTATCCTCAAATAGTAAATACATTTACAGATATAATAAAAATAAATAATAAAGTAATTGAAATTGTTAAATATATATTATCAAATACATTAAGTGGAGATATTTTAATATTTCAACCAGGAGAAAATGATATTAAAAAGTTAGTTATTGAAATAAATAAACAAACTCCTTTACATGTTTTAGCAATACCATTTTACTCAAAATTAGATAATGAAATATTAGAAAATATTGTTAAAAAGATAGATAAAAAAGAAGTCAGAAATAAAATAAGATATCCAAAAAATAAAATAGAATATGATATAACAAATATGTTTGATATTCCTCAAAATGAAATGTTACCAGAAGGAACATATACTAGATTTATAATTATAGCAACAAATATTGCTGAACCATCAATAACAATTGATAGTTTAGAATATGTTATTGATACAGGAAATCAAAAAATAGCTGTATATAATTCAGAAACAAATCAAGATAATTTAGAAATAAAATCAATTGCAATACCAAATCAAAAACAAAGAAAAGGTCGTGTTGGGAGAGTTAAACCAGGAAATGTTTATTATACATATGATAGAACAATTTTAGATGATAAAGTTATTTATAAAATAAATATTCAAAATATAAGTTCTTTTATATTAGAATTAACAACTTCTTCTAATCAATATTTTATAAATTATAATTCTGATCCATATAAAGTAAATTCAGATAAAGAAATAGTAGAATGTTTAAGAAAACAATATCAATTTATTAGTTATAATCAAGAAAAATCAAATTGTGAAATTATTTTATATAATAATACTGTAAATATTAAAAATGCATCTAATATAATTTATCCATTATCAGATGGAAAATATGAACTTAAAACATTAGAAGATAATAATGGTAAATTTTATATTATTCATCCAAATGAAGATTATTTTATAAGAAATATTCATACTTTAGAAATAATTGATATTAAACCAAATTATTTTAATAAAATAACAAAAGCATTTGAATATGGAAAATATTATGGTATAATTGGAAATGATAATTTATTAACTCCATATGGAATTTTAGTAAATTCAATAGTTGATTTTATTGAAATATTAGATAATCCAATAGATTATACAAGAATTATTTTAGATTATTTTAGTTTTGATTCAAATATTAATTTTGAAATATATAAAAATATATTAATGTTTATTATATTTAAAATAACAACAGTTAATTTAAAAGTATCAAATTATTTATTAGGAAAAGCAGATTATTTAATTTATTCAACTATAATTGATAATAGTTTTTATACAGGAATAAATTTTCAAAAAGATATTTTTAATTATTTAGATCCTGAATTAAAAAATTTAAATAAATTAGTTGAAATAAATGTAAATAAACTTATTAATGAAAAACTCGGAAAAATAAAATATAATAATAATATTATAAATAAATTGAATTATAATATTAATGAAATTAAAAAATTATTAAATTCTTTTTATTTATTAAAATTTAAAATAGATATTATTATTTATAAATCAAATTATATATTAAAAAAAAATTTAGATACAATTATTATAGATTTAATAAAAGAAAGAAATAATATTTCTAAAGAATATTCATTTTTTTTTAATAAAATATTATTATTATATACCAATAGTAAATTATTATTAAAAATAAGTGATATTAAAAATATAATCAATGAATTTGAAAATTATACAATAAATATTAGATTAAAAAATAAATTTATAATAAATATAATAAATAAAATAAACAATATTCTTAATAATTCATTATTTAATAATGAATTTTTATTAAAAATAAATTTAAATTCAAATAAAATATATTCACAAAATATAATTAACAATTTTTTAGCATTGGGAAATTATGATAAATTATGTTTTATTATTTGTAAAAATTTACCACAAAATATTGTTATTAAAATTCCAGACACTGAATTTTATATAAATTATTATAAAAAAGACATAAATAAAATTTATTCACTTGAAAAAAATATTTTCAAAATTAATAATAAAATAAAAAGTTATATATTAACAAAAGTTCCTAATAATATACGAAATTATTTTATTTTTGCAGTTTCTATGAATGATTCATATGAATTAAATAATATTATGGTATTATCAGAATTAGTAATTGTTATGTTAAAAAAATATTTTGATTTTATGAAAATAAAATTATTTTTTAAAAATACAAATTTTAATAGAGAATATTCAAGAGATATTTATCAAGAAATAAAATATAATAATATATTAAAAAAAATTGATAAAATTATTAAATATATAGTTGATAATTAAAAACACTAATTACAATAAATAATAAAATACATTTAAATATTTTATAATGTTAATTGAATTTACTAAAAAATCAAATATATATGATGATTTTAAAACTTTATTATATGATGAAAATTATAATAATCATATAATATATAATTTTACTCCTGTTAAAATATTAAATGAATATTATATTTTAACATCATTAGCAAATTTAGAAGGATATTTATTAGAATATAGAAATAATATTATTATCAAGTTATATTTAGAAGACAATGTTGAAATTATAAATATAAATTCTGTTATTTCTTTTACTGAAGAAAATTATAATCCAAAAGAAAATTATGATTGTTATATTGATACAATATGTAATTTATTGTTAATAAAATATAAATCAAATAATATTAATTATATAGAAATTAGTAATAATTTTAATATTAAAAATGATATTAAAAATAATTATGAATTGAAATTAATTAAATATTCTTGGACAAATTCTCAATTAAAAAAAAAAAATTATGAAAAAATATCAAAACTTAAATTTATATGGGAAAATAAATATATAAATTTACCATCTATACCATATATAATTGATATTTTAAGTATTAATAATAAATTATTTCCAATTACAGGTTCAAGTGTTTATTCTTCAAATAATTTAATTGGTATGGTTTCATTTATTCAAAATAATGAAATAATTATTACACCTTTAATTTGTATTAAAATGTTATCAAAATATTTAGAAGAAAAAAATATTTTAACTTTAGGATTAGATTTATTTCCAGTTAATTTTAACTTTAAATCAAAATTAAATGATATAGAATTTAAAAATGGATTAATAATTAGTAATGATTTATATTCTAAAATAAAAAATAATATAATTAAAAATAAAATTAATAAAATAGATTTAACAAAAAATATTAAATATTTAGTAAAAAAAAATATAATATGTTCAATTGATAATTATAAATTTAATTCAATAGGATATTTAGAAATATCCAAATCAAAATTTATTCCATTTAAAAGTTATATTTGGTTATTTAAATCAGAAATAGATAATATTATAAAAATAAATATAATACCAAATTATATTTACAATATAAATTTAATAGAATTAAATTATAATAAAAATATAATAGATGATAGATATATAAAAAAAAAAATTAAAATAATAGAAACATCAATAATTTTAAATAATTATAATGAAATATCATCAATTAATACTGTTGATATTAAATATTTAAAATATAAAAAATTTATAATATGTGAATTAAATGAAAAAATATTGTGTATATTCAAAAGTTTTATAAGAAAAAATAGTTATTTGTATGAAAAAGTTTTTGAAAATATATTTTCATTTAAATTTAATAATTTAAAAAAAAAACTTATAATATCAATAAATTTTGATGAAAATATTCCTTTATTAAATTTAATTTTAGAATATGATAATTTTGATAGTATTATTGAAAAATATAAAACAAAAAAAGAACAAAAAGAATTTATAAATTCAATAAAATGTAAATAAGATAATAAAAATTATATTAAAAATTAATTATTATCATAAATATTTTTTTATTATATTAATAATATAAAGTAGATATAAATTACATGATTGATAAATTTTTAGATATTAAATCAATTGATCCAGAATATTGGGGGAAAAGTGGATGGATATTTATAAATTCAATTGGATTAACATATAAACCTGAATATAAAGAATCATATCGTCAATTTATACTTCAATTACCAAATATACTTCCTTGTAAATCTTGTGGAGAAAATTTAAGAAAAAATATAGCAACATTAGATGATGGATTAAATTCAAAGGAAAGTTTTTTAAATTGGTTAATTAATGTTAGAAATAGTATATATAGAGATAATAATCTTCAATGGAAACAAAAAAATATAAAAGAAACATTTGATGAAATTTTTTTTTCATATTCAAATAATATTAATATGTATTTATGGATATTATGTTCATTTATAATTTTATTTATATTATTATATTTACTTAATAATGAAATAAATAAAATAACATAATTATATTGTGATTTCTTCTATAATATCTTTAATAGAAGAATTTAATAAATCAATATTTTTATTAGAAATTGTATCATTGATCCATTCATTAATATTAGTATTTGCTTTTAAAAATAATTTATCTCTAATTTCAATAATAAATCCTGAATAATCTCTAATTATTTTTTTATAAGAATAATTTCCATTAATTAATTCTTTATTTATATTTTTTACCAATTTATCTCTTGTTATTTCTGGATTTGTTAATCTTAAATCTGCCCACCAAATACACCATAAAGCACAAAATCCATTTGGATCACCAATATAATCATTATTAAGTTCATTAATTTCTTTAATTTGAAATCCAATTTTTGGCAAATAATTTAATGGTTTAAAATATTTAAATTTAAGTCCTGACTCAAATATATAATTTATTAAAATATTATCTAATAATTCTGAATCATAATTTAATCCTAATGGTGGATAAGCACCATGTGGTTCAAATCTTTCAACTTCCATCATTTCAATATCAAAAATTAAATAATTTGCATGAGAATTAGTATTAATTTCAATACCAATTGGTATTATAAACCATCTATAACCATCATTTTTATGTTCATTCATCCAAATTAAAATTTTATGAATATTATTGTATTTATTTTGTGGAAATTGTATATTTTTATTTATCCAATATATTTCAAAACCATAAATTTCACATATTTTATGTTCATTATTATTTGATTTTATTTTTTTGCATTTTATAATATTATTTTTATCTTCAATTAAATTTAATGAAGTTGTCAAATAATTTTTTTTTGATTTATTAAATTTATTAATTAAAAATATAAATCCAGATAAAATATCTATAGTACTACCTGAAAATGTAGATATAACAACAGATGGATAATTTGATATTAATTTATTAAATTTATTTGATACTGGAAAAGATGATGACTCAAATATATTTTTATTTTCAATAAATGTTGTTATTGAATTTTTTATTTTATTTTTTATAATATCAAAACAAATATTATCATTATTTTTAATATCAATATTTTTAATAAATTCTAATTCTGTATCATTTAATTCATTTAATTTTATAATTTTTTTACATCTATTATCCCAATATTCTAACCATTTTTTTGATTTATCTGAATTTAATAATTGATTTAAATAACTTAAACTTATCATATTAATAAATTCTTCATAATCTTTTTTATCAATATAATCAAATATTGTTGTTGAATTATTTGCTATAATAAATATATCAATTTTTTTATTTATTAATATATTATAAATTTTACTCCAATAATTATTTCTAATAATTATATAAAATATACTTTCTCCTTTAAAATTTTGTATATTTAAATCTATTTTTTCTATTATATTATTTATTAATATATTTAAATTATTTAATATAAAATAATTTATATTAATAAATAATATATGTGCAGGTGTATTACCATCTATATTATATAAATTAATATTAAAATTTATATTTTTAAATAATTCATTCATGTTAATAATATCATTAGTTAATGATGTGGTTATTTTTTCTATATTAATAATGTTATTAATAAAATAATGATAAAATATATTTCCAGAATTGTCCTGAATATTACCATCAATAAATTTTAACATGTCTAAATTTGAAATAATTTGTAAAGATTCAAAATCTAATTCAATACAAATATAATGAAGAATTGTAAAATTATATTGTGTTTCAACAAAATTTAATAATTGTATAAAATTTTCATTTGTATTATACATTTTTATTATAAATTCTAACATATCATAACATTTATATTTAATTATTAAATGTAGATAACTTTCTCCTAAATTATTTCTTGATTTTAAATCATTAAAATTACTTAAAATTATTTTAAATAATTCAAAATTTTGAAATTTTATAGCTAAATGTAATGGATTATCACCATTTGAATTTTTAATATAAAAATTATTTGTATAGGATAATATTATTTCTACACATTTAATGTTAAAACATTGTATAGCATAAAATAATGGTATATTTCCATCTTTATCTTTTATTTCAAGTATAGATTTTCCTATTGATTTTTTATTTTTTTCTAATAATTTAATTAATATTTCCACATATGAAAATTTAATTATATTAAATAATATAGATCTTGACATATCATCAACAATATCAATTCGGACATTTTTATCTAATAATAAATCTATAATTTCAATTTGATTAAATATTACTGCATATTCTAATAAAAATATATTTTTATCATCTTTTATATTTAAATTTATATTTGATGATTTAATAATTTTTTTAACATCATCCCATTTTTGGGCTTTTATTTTTGTAAATATTTCTTCAATTGTATTATTATTATCATCTATTAATTTATTAAAATTTATATTTGGTATTATTGATGTCATTATTTATATAATAATCATATATTAATTTTCTTTATTTTTATATCTTAAAATAAAGAAAATTAATTATTTAAGATAAACATATTTCTACCAAAATCATCAATTATTGGTATATCAAAAAATTTTAAGTTTAATTATTAATCTATAAATTTCTTTAATTATACAAATATTTTTATAATAAAAATTTATATCCATAATTTTAAAAATTTACATACTTTAAATAAAAATATGTAAATTATATTTCTATTTTTATTATTTTATTAATCTTTCTCTTAATTATTTTTTATATTTTTATAATTATAATTTATTATTCTTTCAAAAATGTATTTATAGATTTATTTGTTTTATCTTTTTTATTATACTAAATATTATTTTAATATTGTTTTAATTGAATTATTATTAGGATTGTAAGGAAGAAGTAAAAATAAAAATTGATTAATAAAAAAAAATAATATAATTTAATATTATTTTTTTAATTCTTAAAAATTAACATTTGTTATCTGCTTTAGAAAAATTTTTTTTTATATATAATATTTACCTTTGACAGTATTACTTTTTTAATGTTTAAAAAAGTAATACTGTCAAAGGTAAATATTATAATAATTAAAATTATAAACTTTTACTTTAATAATTAATATTCATTTAAAAAATTATTAATAATAGTATAAATATTTTTAATAATTCTAATTTTATTTTTATGATATGGTCTTATTTTTTTTAAACATTCATTTAAATTTAATATATTAGTCTGACTTATTTCACGATTTGTTTCATTAATATAAGTTGTATTATTATTTAAAATTGATAAATAATAATTATGTGCATAATTTACACCATTAGTTCCTGTTAAATTTTCTCTAATTGATTTGCATTTTTCTAAAATAGTATAATCTTGTTCAGTAATAGAAGTTTCTTCTTCAAATTCTCTTATTGCACAAACTAAATTTGATTCATATGGTTCTCTTCGTCCTTTTGGAAATCCCCATTCATTAAAATTATATAGTGATTTTATATTTAATAATATATCATTATAAGATAATTTTAATTTATAAAATTTTTGTTTTGATATTGTATATTCTTTATAATGATTTTTATTTTTAATATTATTAGAATCCCATAAATTATTCCATAAAAAATCAAAATCGTTATTATTAATATCAAATAATTCTTCAGGTATCATTTGTTCAAGTAAATATTTAAATGTTGAAATATTATTTGTATTATATCTTCCTCTCATAAATTCTAAATAACCTAATGAATTTTTTCTTTGAACCATTAAAAATTGAATATTATTATTAATGTTATTTTTTTTAATTCTAATATCTGATTCTAATAAAAAATAATTATCTGTATTATAATTGATATGATAATTAGCAAAAACTTTTAAATTTTTTGCAATGTAATTTTCTAATAAAATAATATCTTCATTTTTTAAATCTTTAATATAAATTCCAATAATACCATTTGAAATAATTGGTTGATTGCATGTTTTATAAATGTGTCCTTTTTTATTACAATTTAAACAATAATAATTTTTTTTATGTATAATAATATTCTCATTATTATTGATTTCATCTATATCAATATTATAATTCATCACTACTAATAATATTATAGATATTTTTTTTTAAACTTTTTCATTAAAAATATATTTTTATATAAAAATTTTAATTAATATTAATCATATGTAAAATTAATTAATTTTCATCATCATATGTAAAATTTGGAGTTTCATTAAAATTATTATTTTTTATATATTTATCAATTTCTTCATCTGTTGCTATATCTTGTAAATATCCTATAACTAAAATATGTTTATCATAATTTCCAAAAGATTTTGATAATATTAAAACTCTGATATACAAATCAGGTATAAGAATTTCTGAATTTTTTTTTATTCTTATATTTCTATTCATATCTATTAAAAAATTTTTTTCATTAATTTTATCTGATGTAATTATTGCTTTTATTGGTCCATTTATTGCACCTATTAAATTTTTATTCATTCTATCTATTTTACATATTATTTCTTTATTTATAATTGGTATACATATATTACATGAAAATTTTACAATATATTTTGCTGAACATAATGAATCTTCAGGTTCTATTATTCCATCTGATAATTCTTCTATAGTATAAATATTATTAATATAACCATAATTTTTATAACATTTTCCTTCTAATTTATTTTTTAAATTTAACTTTAAATGTAAATATAATTTATTATCCATTTGATTTGGTGATAACATTATAGGACATAATAATGTAGTATCTACATACGGATTATGAAGATTTGAAGTTATTAAATTATTTATATCTGTGTTTGTATTTATAATATCACTTTTTTCTTTATTTTTTAATGTTGTTTTGTTTTCTTTTTTTAATTCATTTATTGTAGTCATAAGTAATAATATATAAATATATTATATTATATTAATATCAATTTTTTTATTTAATAACAATATATTAAAATATTTACCTTTGTCTGATTTACTTTTTTTAAATGTTTATAATATAATATATATATTATAAATGAAAAAAAAACATAAAAAAAATAAAAAAATAAAAAAAAATAAA